GTCAGGTGGTAAGGGCCGGTGCCCTCCCGTTGGATCTGTTGAGCTGTTTTCATTGCAGGATAAAGTCGAAGTTGTTCTGCCAGGTGTCTGATAAACGGTTGTAGGTGTCGTTCTTGATGCGCCAGGTGCGCGGGTCCCGGGTGGTCCCGCTGTGCCGGCACTTAATCCTCACGTCGATGTTCTGAATGGCCGTGTTCCGCAGGTGATGGTCGGGCGGCAGTTCGTGCAGTTTGGTGATCATGGTTTCAACGCCTCAACAGCGATCTGAGATTCGGTCGAGCGGTTGCCGCGATAGTCTTGGTTGGCGATCCTGCGAAGTGCTGCCTCCAGGTGCGCGATCCGCTCCTTGGCCTCCTCCAGCTCTTTGTAGGTTTTCACTGCGTCGATGGTTCTCATTTCTTCGATGGTCATGGTTTCAGATCCCTGCATTGCTTGATGGCGTCGTCGATGGCTTTACGCATCATCGGCCATTCCTCTGGGTTGATGCTGACTTTACCATGGCCATCAGCAGATTGACTGACCTCAACGTACTCACCGCCGCCTTCATCGACGATTTCGATGTCAGTGCATTCCATGGAAAGCATGTGGTCGTCGGTAGGTGACAGCACCCATTTGATCGGTCGCAGTTTCATCTTCCCTCCAACCATTTCTCCAAGTCGTGGAGTTCATCCACTTTGGCTTCGAGTTCTTTGATGCGGTCATTGAGACGATTGAGTTCCTCTTTACTTTTATCTACTCCACGCTTTTCTGAGGTCGTTATCAGTTCGTATTGGAGTCTGTTTGTTTTGTTGGCTTCGTTGAGTTCTCGTTCCAAATGCTCACCATGTTCTTGCCACACTTGATGGTCTGTTATTGAAAACTCTCTTCTTGTTCGTATGTAAGTATCGACAGCATCCGTCCTCGGTGTATCGCTCACAGCTTCACCTCCTTCACTTTGCCGGTGTCTCGGTCAACGACACCCAATGCAATGGCGTTGAACAGAACGGTGTACCCGCAGTTTTGGCACTCGACTTGTATCAGGGGGGTGATGCCAGCACCGGGGCAGTGATTTCCTTCGTTGAACTCTCGGACCTCAACGAGGGTTCCAATGCTCCAAACGGTGGTGGGGATGCAGATCGGGCATTCGCGCTTTCCCTTCCAAACAGTGGAAATGCTGTTGGTGATGAGCTTGCGCTGGGAATCGTTGAGGTTCACGGCTTGTCCTCCGTAGTAAATCCGATGCCAGCTTTGTCCCACAGCAGCAGATCGGCGCGGAGAGCGTCGTTCTCCTCCTCCAGCCGCTTGATGCGCTCGTTGGCAAATTTCAATTTATTCTGGCATTCTTTCAGTTCAGAAATTGATACAAACTGTGCGTGTTCCCATTCTGGATTTAATATCCAATCGCTCACGGCTTGGCCTCCTTGGCTTCTGTCCAAATTCTCACTCTGGTCGCATATTCAAAGGGGTAGATTGCTTCATCCCCCGCTGCCTCCAACCGCTTAATGCGCTCTTGAAGCCGCAGGGTTTCCTCATCCAACAATTGCTGCTGCCGGATGATTGTATTGGCTGCGGTGAGTTCTCGTTCGATCATCCTGATCCGCATCCCCAGATCGGCTACGTTGTGCGGAGTGCTGTCTGATATTGGGGTGTCGCTCATTTGCCCTCCCTCGCTTTGAGCATCGCGTCGGCTATTTCGTAAGCCATAATCGCGCTCTGGTTTATGTTGTTGTACCATCCCACTTCGTTGATTGCCTTTGCCGCGAAGTAGTCGCGCAGGGTCATCCCGATTTGTGGACTCGTATGTCCATCGGCTCCAGTTCTTGCAAACGCCGGTCCTCCGTCGTTGATTGGTGCGCTCATTTCTCCTCCTGTCTCTTTAGATATTCACTGACCGCCTCATCTGCAACGTACTGCAATTTGTAGCCTTTCTTAACTGCGTATTCCTTTAGCCGCTTGTGCGTGTCGTCTGACACGACAAACATCTTAGCAACGGGACGTTTGGGTTTGGGTTTTGGCGCACTCACTTCAACCCCTCCGCAATCATGGCGTGCTCCAGGATCAGCACGGCGTCCGCGGTCTTGAGGGTAATCACCTGTCGGGGTTGGCGCTGCTGAGCAATACCCTTAAGGTGGCTCTTCCACTTGGCGCCGTGTGTGGCTTTGCTGCCGGCCCCGATTGTCTTCTGCCAACGCTGTGGCGGCACCTCGATCACCCGGGTCTTAGACGCTGCGATCAGGCCGTGCAGGAATCCGACGTTGTAGCCGAAATTGAACATCGAGCTGCCCGGGGCGCCCTTACCTCCGACGTACCCACCCACCTTCTCGATGTAGCAGACATCCGAAATCGCCAACCTGTCGGTCACCAGGATGCTGATGTCCTGGTCGGTCTGCGGCATCGAGTTCAGAATGATGCCTGATGGCCCGAGGTAGGCCAGGCCGCCGCTCATGCCCGGGTCGATGGCAAGTATCCTGGTCACTTGGCAGCCTTTCTCAGCCAGGCCGCGATGGCCTTGTCGGCTACCGCCTGCAGTTTGAGGCCGGCGGCGAGGCAGTACTCTCGAAGGGCCTTGTGGGTGGTGGGTGTCACGTTGATGGTTTTCGGTTTGGTCATTTCAGATTGCGTTGAACTTTGAGCCAGTAGGCTTGAGTTGCCGTCTTCTTCTTGTGTCCCTGAGGTCCCGCATTCCATATCCGGGCCTGCTCCTCGGTCGTCTTGCCCTTGCCCCAGTGCTTCAGGTAGGCCTCGCACACAGCCCGGGCCTGCGCCCGGTTGGTCATTTGCTGCCACTGGTAGTTGCTCCCGGTGATCCGGTTCACATCCAGAACCACCCCGCGGTGGATCTGCAGGGGGCCTAGGGCGCGTCCGTTATCGCCGATGGCCTGATCGTTGCCGGATGACTCGACGATGATCAGGGCCGAGATGAGGTTGGAGAGAGTGGTCATGGCTGGACGTAGCAGATGAGTCCATTGACCAGTATGGCGCCGGTGTCACCTGCCGCCTCACTGGCAGCAGCTTCGGCCTCGGTAGCTCGGCGGATGAACTCGCCGGTGGCCATGTTGTGGAGGCTACCGAAGTCGTCTCCGGTAGATCCAAAAGGGGCTAGAGTGTACTTGGTAGGATTTGCGATCATGTTGCTGTGATTTGCTTTGGTGTTGGTTGGTTTGCGCGTTGGCCAGTCGCGCCCCTGGTTGGGTGGTATTGGCCCCACCCTGGCCTAAAGTGTCTAAACCTATCAGGCTAAAGAGTTTCGCTTTTCCCATCCAGCCTGCGCCACCCGGCGGAACTCGCGATTAGCCGAATCCTGAAGATCAATGCTCAGGTGCTTGAGAGAGCTTTGAAATCGGCCGAAGAGCAACTCGAAGTGCTTGGGACTTTTGATTTCTTGGGCCTGTTTCATCAGCTTCATCGTCGTGTTCATATTTTGCTTTGGTTTGCTGCTGTTGCTTTCGACGTGATCAAGATGGCCCAGACCACGTTTCCCGTCTACAGAGAAAACCATTTTTCTGTAGATTTTGAAGAAAACCCAATGTTTGCAGGGGTCAAACAGGGGTCAAATTCCCTTGAGATCCACCAAACTCAAGGTCAGGTACTTCTGATCGTTGGTGGTGGCGTCGAAGTAACTGGCGATCACCTGAGTCTCGCGTTCCGAGTAGCTGCGGTAGGGCTTCACCCGGGTGGCCAGGACCGCAGGAAACTCGGTCGGCTGCCCGTTTTCGGTCTGCCAGTTGCCCGAGGTGAAGCCGAACCGCCTGCACCAGGTCTGCAGGTTCTGCGGCGGGACGAACCAGTAGTCGGTGCCGAAACTGTCCTGGCTGGTAAAGCACTGCACACCGTAGCCGGTCAGGAGATCGTAGCCGGCCTGGTCGAGATACCAGGCGTCCAAGTCAAAGTCTGGCTCGTAGCCGGTGCCAAAGAATCCAGGCAGGCCTGGGGCCTTGTCCATTGTGCACAGGCAGTTTGATCGAGTCCATGAGTCGAGGCGCCATTGCAGCAGGTTCCACAGCCAGGCCGACTTGGGGATCTTGTGGAAAAATGGGCCGGATCCCGGGCCGCCATTAAGGGTCAAAAGTGGGCGGTAAGGAATGTCAAAAGTGCTGGATACATGGCCTCCGTTGTCAAATTTGATAGAGGTCAGACCGTCCTGATAACTTGGAACCGTGGTTAATGTTTGAAGCGGAACCGTCGAGGCAAACCGGGACCCGTTCCTATCTTTGAAAATGTCATCAACTGTTGCCTGCAATAAACCATCAGCACCTTGCGTGAATTTTGGCGTTTTGTTAGGGCTGCCTAGGATCCGAACCGAGGCGTCAATTCCGTTTGGCCCTCCCCATTTGTTGACCCAGAAATCAGCTTCAAAGCCAGATGTTGAGGCATAGTCAGAGTCGCCATAGGTGGCTCGCATTAGCTCGTTGTCGTAGTTGCTTGAGCTAAAGCCCCAGGGTCCTTCTGGCGGAATGAAGGCGGCGTTGATTGATCCTTGGTAGAGAAGCGTCGATGTTGCAATGTTGCTGCCGATCTTAGTCGGGAACAGATTAAACCATTGGCCGGTCACGTTGTTGACCTTGGAAGGCCCGATCAAAACCGTGGTATCGCTTGAGGAAAAATAGAAGTTTTGCCAAGCGCCTACACCAAAACCTGGGTCATGGCTTTTGATGTAGAGCTGGTCTGATTGGGCGTAGGATTCAAAGTCAATCAGGAGGTTTCCGTCGATTCCAATAGGGCTTCCAATGCTGCAAACCAAGCCTTGAGGTGTGAGCCTAAGAAGGCCGATTCGGTCTTCGGTGATGTCGTGGACATCATCGTAATTGTTCAGGAAACCAACTTCCACTGCCAGCCTGCGCCGAACGTCGATGGCCTTATCAAAGATAGTTGCCTCATTGCCGGCACTCCAAAATGACCCTTGAGGGTAAATCGTTGAGATGGTGACAGGAGATGTGCCGATCTGCCATCGAGGCGCTGCTGAATCATTGAAAATGTTGCAATCGACCGGGCTGATTTCAATGAGGCCGCGGCGGCTGGTTAGTGTGATGCTAGTTGGATTCTGCACCACGGTGATGCCAAGGCCTTCTAGCCGTTGCAGTAGGCTTCCAACACCCGGAAAGTTGACAATTTGCTCCTCGGATACTACGCCGGAAGACCCAAAATAGTAACGCACCCGTGCACGTCCCCATGTGAACACCAGGTCACCAAGCTGCTGCCGGAAGTCTCCGGGGTCGGCGTAAGTCTGGGGGTAAACCTGCCGAACGTCGTGGTCTACGTCTGGGTCGATTTGGGCGCCCATCGTGTGAAGCCAGTCGAGCATGATGAACGGGTTGGCCACGTTGTTGGCCTGAGCCGACCGTTCCAGAGCCAGAAATGGCGACGTGGTTGGAGCCTGCCAGCTCGGCGGTCCCTCCGCGAAATACGGCACGTCGCCCGGGAAGTACGGGAAGAAATGGTAGCAAAACCCGCCGTTAGGCCAGCGCGTAGCCCAGGTGCCATCCTGGCGGCGTCGAAAGGATCTGACGGCTCCAGGACCAACGAACTGCCTGTCAGCGCTGCCATCGGGCAACTGCAGCAGCACCTGCACGGTAGAGGTCCCGCAGTTGTGGACCCGCCAGCAGTCGTAACGCTGGTATGTGTTCAGGATCCGGAATTCGGTCAGGCCCTCAATGGCAATCTCGGCCACGGCCAGCCTGTGCTTGTGGATCCGGCCAGGGGGCAGTGTAGGGTCGGATGGACCTAGGCTGCCGCGGACGTAGGACGTCAGGCCTGAGCCTGCTTCAGGATCCCAGCCCAGGTGCACGTCGTACTCAATGCCAGCCACTTCACGACGCAGCAGCTCGAAGCTGTAATGGATGGGGCCGACGTCGCAGGTGAACG